TTTTCGTCGCCACGTTAGGCGGTTTGGTTGCTAGTGCTTCCGCGGTAGTAACACCGATAAACCCTGAACCTGTGGTTGGTGGTAGCAAGTACCGTTACGCAAAACATCGAAAGAAACTTGAACAGCAACAAAAGCTTGCAGAGAAACAGCAGTACGAAACGCCTGTTGTCATTGTTCAGCCGAAACCTAAAATGCAGATCACTCACCTTGCATTCGCGCACAGCACGCTTGGCGGATCAACCATCCAAGCAACTGGGTCGATCACTTTCAGCATTTTGGATGACGACGCTGAGATATTGTTGATGGTCTAATGCCGTATTTCATTACAGATAAATCACCAGACTGTTCTGGTTGGGCGACGATCAAAGAAGATGGCGAAGTTCTTGGTTGCCATGAAAACAAACAAGACGCAGTTGACCACATGGTAGCGATATCGATTGCAGAAGATATGCCACCTGGTGGCGAACGTAACTCTCAAGCCAATGAAGTCATCATCGTCGATATTGATGGAACTCTGCTCTCTGGGAGTCGTGGTATTCAAAAAAATATCGACTATGTAAATCTGTTATATCCCGATTATTACATTTACATCGTGACAGGTCGTCCAGCTTCGGATGAACGAGAAACTGTTAAACAACTTACTGATGCTGGAGTTAGATTCAACGACATTCAATTCAATGAAGATATGAGCGTTTCCACAGCCGAATATAAAAAACAAACAGCTGCCGACACTCTTACAGAAAATCCTGTGAAGTTAGCGATTGATAATGATGCTGATGCTCGACGCGCATACTCTTCACTTGGTATCGCAACCAAAGACCCGAAAACAATTACAGCAAATGAAACACCATCTATTCGACAAGTTTCGCTTGATGTCCCTGTCTATATTCGAACGGCTGCGCGTAAAGGTTTGGACTATTACGGTGAAGGTCTTGCAGGAGATGGTCTTACAGATGGGACAGTTCGAGAAGCCAGAGCATTGGCTCGGGGCGAAATCACAGAAGACAAAGTTGTTCGTGCCAATGCCTGGGCGCAAAGACACGCAGTAGATCTTGAAGCACCTAAGAACTCTGACGCAGGTAACGATCAGTTTCCTGGTGCTGGTGCTGTAGCACATTATTTGTGGGGTATCAATCCGTTGAATCCTCAACCGGCAAGAGCTTGGTTCGCAAACAAATCGGAAGCAATCAAATCTGAACGCGCACCAGCTTCACCAGCAGATCAGATCACTGGCTCAGATAAGAATCCGCAAGGCTCCGCGAAGGCTCCTGCTGGTGCAAAGACGATTGAGTTGACTGCGACAATTGAAGAAGGTTTAAAGAACAAAGTCACTGACCACAATGACAAGTTAGATGCTTCCGACCCATCTTGGAAACGTGCGACGATCGGGATGTTGCGTTCAGTGTTTCGTCGTGGAGCTGGTGCATACTCAACTTCGCACCGTCCTGGCATCACTCGTGACCAGTGGGCGTATGCCAGAGTTAACTCCTATCTTTATCTTCTTCGCACAGGTCGGCCACAGAATCCCAAATATGTCACCGACAACGATCTCCTACCACAAGGTCATCCGAGATCCACTAGATCTCTTGATCTGAATGTTGCTAACATTGGCGACATGAGCGAACAAGTAGAAACACGTCGAGTCATTGTAAATGACTTTGAATTTCGTCAAGGTCCTAATGGTGATGGAATGTCATTCACTGGATATGCAGCAGTTTTCAACAGCGACTCTGAACCGTTGCCTTTCATCGAGCGCATCGCTCCAGGTGCTTTCAAAAAATCTTTGAAAGGTCGCAACACGATCAAAATGTATATGAACCACGACTCTTCAATGTTGTTGGCATCAACACGTTCAAAGACTTTGCGTTTACAAGAAGACGCAAAAGGTTTGCTAGTTGAAGCAGATCTTCCACCAACTTCTGTTGGTAAAGACCTATCAATTCTGATGAAGCGTGGAGATGTCAACTCGATGTCTTTCGGCTTCTCTGTCCCAACTGGTGGGGATAAATGGTCTGATGATGGGATGACTCGTGAACTGCGTCAAGTTCGTTTGCATGAGGTTTCGGTTGTCACAGGTTTTCCTGCCTATCAGGCGACCACAGCGTCGGTTAGGTCTCTTGAAGTTTTGTCGCAACGCACAGGTGTTGACGCTGATCTTTTGGCCGAAGCGATCACCACTCTTGAAATTGGTGGTACTTTGAGCGATGATGCAGCCGATCTGTTATCGAGTGCAGTTTCCAAATTGCGCGCCGAACCTGCGAGAGTTCCGGCATCGGTTTCGTTACTTGCCAAGAAACTTGACCTTCTAAAATCAATCTGACCAACTCTTGCCTTCTGGCTGATGTTGTATCTATACTTGACAATTGTTAGTGCTGGTATGCGTCCCGCTCCAGTGTTTTGGTCTGAGTCCCTCGCCAAGAAATAATACAATTTCCTGCGCATCCAAATCAAAATTTAGGACTTAACAAATGAAAAATTTTATTGAAAACCAAATGGCATTACGCGCTACAGCGTGGGAAGCCGCAAAGAAGATTCTTGATGTTGCATCGGCTGAGAAGCGCGATCTGTCAGCAGAAGAGTCACAGTCATACGAGCGAATCTCAAAAGAACTTGAGGATCGTCAAGCAACAATCGAGAAGCTCCGCGCCGATGAGGCTCGTGAACTTCGTCTTGATGCTGCAACTCGTGAGTTCGCAGACCAGGTTCGCCCAGTCGCAGACGCACCAAAAGCAGTTCGTGGTGACAAAGATGTTCTTCGATCGATGGCACGAGGCGAAATTCGTTCGCATGTTTTCGGCCAATCTGAAGAGCGTGTTGTCTCAAAGACTTCAACAGGTTCACCAGTTCCAACATCGTTCTACGATCAAGTAATCATGAAGGCTCGATTCGTCGGTCCAATGCTTACGACATCAATGATGCTGAACACGGCATCTGGTGAGAACCTTCAGATTCCAAGTTTGTCGACATACTCAACATCAGCACTCACTGGTGAAGGTACTGCTCCATCAACTTCGGATCCAGCATTCAACTCGTTCGTCACTCTTGGTGCATACAAGTATGCGTTCTTGACTTCAGTTTCAGTTGAACTTCTCAACGACAGCGGAGTGGACATCCTCGGATTCCTCTCAGATGTTGTTGGTAACTCAATCGGAACAGCAGCGAACACAGCGTTGACAACTGGTGCAGGTACAACTGAGCCAAACGGCATCGTGAACCAATCATCTGTTGCAGCAACTGCAACAGCTCTTGCAATCACAGCAGACAAACTGATCGACCTCGTTTACGCGGTTGACACAGCAGGTCGTCGTTTGCCAGGTACTGGTTTCCAGATGAACGCCACACAAATCGGCAAAGTTCGTCAACTCAAAGATGGAAATGGTCAATACATTTTCTCACCATCGTTGAGCGCAGAACAGAACGACATCCTTCTTGGATATCCAATCTACGAAAACCCAGCAATGGCGAACGCTGCTTCGGCAACACGTCCAGTGATTTTCGGAAACCTCTCGTCGTACTATGTACGCCAAGCAGGCGGAATCCAGTTGGATCGAAGCGATGACTTCGCTTTCAACACAGGACTTGTGACGTTCCGCGCCACTATCCGAATTGACGGAAACTTGATTCAAACAAGTCATGTCAAGCACTTGTTGATGCCAAACTCCTAGGAGTTAGCAACATCACATGATGGCTCGTAAGGGCTGTCACTAGGATTGAGTCGTTGTCAGAACGTGCAGGGCTGGCAACGACTTTTTCTATTCCCTGCTCTATTGATGGAGGTCATGTGTGGACGTTAGTAATAATCAGAAACGTGCCAGTGGAGTTGCCAGCAGAGTTGGCGGACAAGTTGATTCGAGCGGGCGTGGCGCACTTGCCAGAGCAAGCCGTGTTGTCAATCCCGACCGACTCCGCATCACCTGGTATTCCAACGCCCCATGGGCCACGACCGGCTACGGTCAGCAAACCGCGCAAGTCATCCAAAGGCTCGCCAAAGAAGAACACGAAGTAGCAGTCCATGCGATGTACGGCCTCGCTGGGTCTGCGTCGATGTGGAATGGTTTCAAAATCTATCCACAAGGTGTTGAAACATATTCAACTGATGTGATGGCAGCGCACCACGCTGACTGGAGCAACGGAAGTGATCTGCCATCTTTGTTGATGACTTTGTTTGACACATGGGTTTTGAAGTCGCCTTCGTTGCTGAATGTCAAAAACATTGCGTCATGGGTTCCGATTGACCATCAGCCTGCGCCACCAGAAGTGGCTGCTTGGTGTGATCGTCCGAATGTTTATCCGATTGCGATGTCAAAGTTTGGTTCAAAGATGTTGGATGTGTTTGGAATCAAGCATCTCTATGTTCCTCACGGCATCGAATCAATTTTCAAACCAACACCATCAGTGAAAACAAATGATGGCAAGTCAATCACTGGCAGAGAGTTCATGGGATTTGAAGAAGACAAGTTCGTTGTGTCTATCTGTAACTTCAACAAAGGTGTGTCTCCGTCGCGCAAAGCGTTCGCAGAGAATCTGTTGGCGTTCGGGTTATTTTCAGCAGATCATCCTGATGCGCGTCTTTATCTTTATACCGAACCTGATGGTGCGATGGGTGGCGTGAACTTGCGTGAACTTTGCATCGCTTGCGGTATCAGCGAAGACAAATATCAAATCGTTGACCAGTATTCGTATCGTCACGGAATCTCTCAAAGTGTGATGGCTGCAATGTATACAGCGTCAGACGTGTTGCTCTCGGCAACAATGGGTGAAGGTTTCGGAATCCCTGTCATCGAGGCGCAGGCTTGTGGAACACGAGTGATTGTTTCTAACTTCTCGGCACAGCCTGAGCTGGTTGGCGACGGCTGGATAGTTGACGGTCAGCCGTGGTGGGATCAGGCGCAGAACTCTTGGTTCTTTACGCCTAGGGTCACTGGCATCTTGGATGCGTTGAAAAGCGCGTATGAGGCACCTAGGAGCCGTTCTGAGAAGGCTATTGCCCATGCTGCGCAATATCAGGCAGATCGGGTATTTGATGAGTTCTGGAAGCCTGCAATGAAGGAGCTTGCCGCATGGTGCCGGTTGTAATCATCCCTGTTCTCAACCGATACGACTTGCTTGCCAAGTGCATAGGTTCAATCGACTATGGAGTTGAGAAGTTAATTGTCATCAATAATGGCAAAGGCAAAGTTGAAGCATTTGATAATCCGTTTATCAAAACTTCTTACATCTGGGACATGCCATCAAATCTTGGTGTGGCGACTTCTTGGAATCTTGGTATCAAATCGACACCGTTTGCTCTTGGTTGGATTCTACTCAACTCGGACGCTTGGTTCTTGCCAGACAAACTAGAAAAGTTCTCGCAAGAATGTGATTCCATTCAGATACTTCTAACAGGTGATCCGCGATGGGCTTGCGCGTGGATCGGTTCCGAAGTTGTAAAAGATGTCGGATTGTTCTGCGAAGCATTCCATCCTGCATACTTTGAAGACAACGATTATGAGCGTCGCGCTGTTCGTCTCGGCTACACACCAACCGAGTTCCGAGACATCGTCATGCACGAAAACTCGTCAACACTTCTGTCCGATGTATCTTTGCAAGCGAAGAACGCTGAAACTTTCAGAGTGAATCATGAACTGTTCAAACTTCGCAACGCAAGACTTGACGCAGGTGAATGGGATCTGCAACGCCGACTCAATCTAAGTTGGGACTGACATGAGCATCGCAGTTTGTGTAACGGTTTGGGGTGACTTCTGGGATCGGTTTGGTGGACAGTTCATTGAACAGATGGAAAAGTTGAATACTGAACCTGACGAAGTTATTGTGTCTTCACCTGTGCCTTTGAATCTTCCGAAGCATTGGCACGAAATTGTTCAACCTCATCATAAGTGGAATAATTGGAATGACACAATGTTTTCAGCCAACTCGGACTGGGTGATGCCAGTCGGAATGGACGACATCTGGTTCCCTGACGCGCTAGACGGTCTGACCGATGTTGAAGATGATGTTGATGTGATCTGTCAACCGTGGATGGAGAACGGTCAATTGTGGGCTGCTGACCCGATTGGGTTTGAAAACATCTTGCATTCTTCACATAATCCGATGCTTGGCGGAATTCTTATTCGCAGTCGAGTGTTAAGCAATATCCCATTCCGACAGGTAGTTTGGAACGATTGGATTCAATGGATGGAGATTCGCAAACTCGACTACAAAGTTGAGTTCAGAGGTAACCCTGGTGGCGACCATATTCGAAGAGAAGATTCGTACAGCATTCGAGGTGACGCAAACGGTGAACTTGAATGCGAACAGATGCGTGCAATCTTGCGTCAGCATAATGTTGTGCCTGGAGTAGAGTTCCCACCATTGATCTTGAAGTAAGATAGGAAGACCATGGCCCTTGTAAATTCTTACGCGACCAGAAACCAGATAAAGGCTGCACTTCGCATCGGCACAGCCGACACACAAGACGACGAACTAATTGACAACTGTGCTGGTGCAGCGTCACGACTAATTGACGGCTATGCAAACCGCGCTTTCTGGGTAGTTGGCACCGCAACTTCTAGAGTTTTCACAGCAGGTAGCGATTTTGTTTGCCAAGTTGACGATATGTCTGGCACTGCTATCACGGTGAAAAGTTCGCAACAAGCAAACCAAATCTTTGATACGACTTGGACAACATCTGATTATCAGTTGGAACCAGTCAACGGAATCCTTGACGGTCTCACAGTTCCATACACACGCATCCGCGCAATCGGCGACTATCTTTGGCCGACATTGAACAACAACTTTGGTGAAGAAGCGTTGGTGCAGGTGACAGCGTTGTGGGGTTGGCCTGCTGTGCCGGAACCGATTACTCAAGCAACAATCATTCAGGCTTCACGAATCTTCAAACGCTATGACTCGCCTCTTGGTGTTGCAGGTTTCGGCGACCTTGGTGTGATGCGAGTGTCTCGCGCACTTGATCCTGATGTGATGCAACTTGTTGAGCCGTATCGCAAGATGCGAATGTTCGCATGACCGCAACAGTCACAGAACTCAAAACTGGTCTCAAGACTCGACTGGACACGATCACCAATCTTCGCGCCTACGCAGTTCAACCAGATCAAGTCAATCCTTCCCTTGGCGGTATTGCTTGGCCGACTCTTGAATCTGTCACCTATCACGGTGCGATGGGTCCAGGGTTAGTGACACACGTTTTCACAGTTTCAGTGATTGTTGGGCGAGCTGCGGAACGCACAGCACAAAACTTGATGGACACTTATCTTTCCTACGACTCAGGGATTCGAGCCGCCATTGAAGGCGACAAGACTCTTGGTGGTAAAGCACAAACTTTGATTGTGGAAGAAGCATCCAACATTTCAACGGTTGACGCAAATGACACAACATATCTGACAGTGGATTTTCGTGTCGTGGTGTACGCTTAACCTATGGCAAAGTATCAAGTCGTTGAAGGCTTCATTGTGGCTGATAAACAATATCCAGCCACTATTGATGAGACGGATGTTCCTGATGTATCATTGCTGGTCGCCTCTGGGCGAGTAGTTCTAATAGAAAGTTCAACCTCAAAAGCCGACAAGGCAGGAGATAAGTAATCATGGCAAAATTAGTTTTAACTGGAGCAGTCGTCCAACTTGCAGGAACAGACGTGAGTTCGAGCGTGGCAGCAATAACATTGACGACTTCTGCTGCAGAGGTACCAACAACGAATTTCGGGTCTGCCGGTGCAGTAACACGAGTTTCAGGATTGATTGATAACTCTGTCACTCTTTCTTTCCATAACTCGTTCAATGATATTGATGGTTTGATTTTTCCTTTGATTG